CAAAAGGGCGAGGCGAGCGACAGCTTCAAGCGCGCCTGTTTTAACTGGGGCATCGGACGGGAATTGTATACGTCTCCGTTTATTTGGGTCAAGGCGGAAGACGTGAATATGCAAAACGGCAAATGCTTTGACCGCTTTGCAGTCGAGAAAATTCGAATCGAAAACAAGCGGATCACCGGTTTATCCATCCGGAATCTGACCGCCAATAAACGGTGCTTTGTATTTGCCGAGCAAAAGGAGAATCCGTATGAAACAGGAGTTTCGGTTTAAAAAGTCGGATGCACTGTCGCTAATGGCAAGGCTGAGCGCGTTTTTGCAGAGTCTTGACAGCGACAAAGAGTATGTGCTCACGATTGACCGGGCGCGCGGGCGCCGGAGCCTCGACGCCAACGCATATTTTTGGGTACTGCTCGGCAAGATGGCGGCGCTGCCGGGACTGCCTACTGGAACATCGGGGCCGCCGTCCTTCTTTTACCACCTGTCGGGGTCGCAGCGTAAGCAAGACACCGTGATAGGGGGTCTGGGGGTCTGCGTTAGCAGAATTCCCCCAGTGGAACAAAATCGGATTTTAATAGCGTAAGGAAGAATAACAGGGGCGCAGGACTGCGTCACCTCGGGCGGTCGCCCTTCGGTTCGGTAATTGCAACAACGGTACGAATGATGGTTTGCGCTACTTGAATGTGAACAACACTGCCGGGAATGCCAACTGGAACATCGGGGCCGCCTTATTCTATCTTAAACGGAATAACAACCCAAAGCAGTCCTGCTTCCTACACCGCTGACCTTTGAAACAAGGTTTACTCACCATTACTGGGAAGATGAGTGGAAATGAGTCCGACACAGGACGCACGGTAAAGCGGTCGCACCTGCCGTGCGTAGGAGATAGAAGAAAAAATATCTTATAGGAGTACTCAGCAGAATGCGAAAAAACACACACAGAAATCCATCTGCGTAATGAACCGAAACACGGTCACAAAGAGTACAAATATCTGTATCAACAAATGCTGAAGGATGATGTCATTCGGAAAGCATATAAGAAATTACGCAAAGGAAAAACCAAGAGAAAAGAGATCCAGTACATAGACGCACACCTCGATAATGAGGTGCAGAAAATGTACGACATGATCCTAAACACAAAGCCGGAGGGAGTGGACGTCCCACACCCGGAACTGGCATACAAGCCAAAGAAAAGAACCCCGAAGATCATCTTCGAACATGGGAAAAGACGAAAAATTTATATGCCGGAAATTCATGAACAATGGCTGCACCACATCATCGTTCTGGTATTAGAGCCAATCATCACAGCCACAGCCTATCCATACTCCTGCGGTTCGTTCCCAAAGCGTGGAGCACACTACGGAAAGAGACAGATAGAGCGGTGGCTTTTGCATGACCCGAAGGGAACACGGTGCTTCGCAAAGATGGATATCCGGCACTTTTATGATAGTATCCGGCTGAAAATTCTGATGAAGGAACTGGCAATCCGAATCAAGGATGACTGGTTTTTATACATCATCGGATTATGCCTACAGGGATTTAATAAAGGAATCCCTCTCGGATTTTACATCAGCCAGTGGTTGGCAAATTACCTCTTAGAACCACTCGACCGACTAATCACAGAGGTGCTCGGTCTGCCAAAGCTGCAAAGGTACATGGACGATATCGTCATATTCGCAAGCAGCAAGAAAGTCCTCCAGAGAGCCATCGTGGAGATAAGGAAGATGCTCGGTCAGCGTTTCAGATTAAAGCTGAAGCACAACTACCAGGTATGCAAATTCTACTACGAGAAGGGCAAGCGGAAGATAGGTAGGGCACTGGATTTCATGGGTTTTATATTTTACAGAACCAAGACGCTGATCAGAAAGAACATCATGCTATCCGCAACACGGTTGGCAAAGAAGATGGAGAGGTCAAAGGAAGCGAACCGTGGATACTTTCACAGACACATCGAAGCCATGCTGTCGTACATGGGATGGTTTACCTGCACGGACACATATGACTGTTACCAGAGCAGGATAAAACCTTATATCCATGTGGGCCGGCTTAAGAAAATAATATCAAAAATCAAAAGGAGGCAGAACCATGAAGGAATGGACCAAGGAAAGATGCTCCGAGGAGCCGCAGGAGCTGCAGCTTGTGGCTGACGGCATCTACATCCAGAGAAAGAACATCAAGAAAGTGCAGCACGAAGCAACCGAGGGCATGGAAGCCTACACCGACTGGGAGTGCGATAGCAGGGAAATCACTGTATCGGAATACCAGATGTTGGAATCCATTAAGCAGATCAATACCGACAAGGCGATTGATGATTACACCGCACAGCTTATCGAGGAGGGATTGTTATAATGAGAGTATTAATCGACAGTCTGAAAAGACTTTATGCCGCAGGCAGGCTGACAAAGGAACAGATCGCGGTCAGAGTGGAGAAGGGAACTATTGATGAAGCAGAGTACGAGGAAATCACAGGCGAGAAGTACAAGGCAGAAACCAAGGCAAAATAACTTCCAATGTACCCACGCACATGGGAGCAGGTACTGCCATAAGCACATGAAAGAATGTGACCTCGACTGCAAGGAAAGCGGCACCTGTGCCCACTGCACAAATTACCACATACCGATGACGCAGTACCCATGCAAGTGGTGTGAGAAATTAAATCAGAATTAAGGACCGTCTGGACAAGGCGGTCTTTTTAGAGAGGAGGTGTAGCGCATGGATGTGACAGCAATCATCGTGGCAGCGAGTATCCCATCGGCACTGACTGGCTTCTTTTTCTGGCTCATCGAGCAGAGCATACAGAAGCGTGCCGACAAGGAAAAAGCAGAGCGGGAAGAACGGCAGAAGGAAGTAGATGCCAGAGAGCAGATCCGAGAGAAGAATGAACTTTGCATCATCAACTGCGTCAATGCTTCCCTGGCACTCGGAGAAGCGACAGCCAGAGCGGTGCAGAGAATCCCAGACGCACACTGCAATGGGGATATGCACGCAGCACTCGACTACGCTCAGAAGGTCAAACATGAACAGAAGGACTTTCTGAACGAACAGGCACTAAAACAAATTGTATAACAGGAGGACAAAGCAATGAAGAAAATCGACTGGGTAAGAAAACTCACAAGCAGAAAACTGTGGACGGCAGTGGCATCATTCGTCTCAATGATGATCCTCGCCACAGGCGGAACAGACAACACGGCAACGCAGGTAACTGCACTCATCATGGCAGGAGCGTCCGTGGTGGCTTACATCATCGGGGAAGGCTTGACCGACTCCGCCAACATCGGTGCTTCGGATGATGCCGAGGAACAGTAACAGGAAACATACGCAGCAGGGCGGCCAGTAGGCTGCCCTATTTTATTACAGAAAGTGAGGAAACAGATATGACAATCAAAGGTATGGACATTTCATATTGGCAGGGCAATGTAGACTTTGCCAGAGTAGCAGCAGACGGCATCAAGTTCGCAATCCTTCGTGAAGGATACGCACAGACGGTAGACGCAAAGTTTCGCCAGTATGTGGAAGGCTGCAGAAAGAACGGCATCGAAATCAAGGGAGTATATCATTTCAGTTATGCGATCAACGCAGAGCAGGCAGCGCAGGAGGCGGCATTCTGCATCAAGCAGATGGAGCAGGCAGGTCTCGGAAAAGATGTGATTGTATTCTACGATTTTGAGTACGACACTGTAAAGAAAGCCAAGGCAAAGGGAGTAACCCTCGGAAAGAATGAGTGCATCGCATTTACAAAGGCATTCTGCGAATATGTGGAAAGCCATGGATACAAGGCAGGTGTTTATTCCAACATCGACTACCACAGAAATATGTATTCGGACGAAGTGCTCTCCAAGTATGTGTACTGGCTCGCAGATTACACAGGATCTCCGGACTATGACTGCGCATTCCACCAGTACACCAGTTCCGGAACAGTAAGCGGCATCGATGGCAAGGTAGATATGGATTACTACTACGGAGAGGAAATCAAAGAGAACCAGGGCGAGAAGAAATCCGTCACTGAGGTGGCAAAGGAAGTGCTCGCAGGAGACTGGGGAAACGGAGATGACCGCAAGAATAGACTGGCTGCTGCCGGATATGACTACGCAACGGTGCAGGCAGAAGTGAACCGCCTTGCAGGAGCAACCTCCGCACCGAAAAAGAGCGTGGCAGAAATCGCCAAGGAAGTCATTGCAGGACAGTGGGGAAATGGCGATGACAGAAAGAACCGCATCAAGGCAGCAGGATATGACTACGATACAGTCCAGAAAGAGGTCAATGCACAGCTTGGAGTAAAACCGCAGAAAAGCGTTACTGAGGTAGCCAAGGAAGTGATCGCAGGTAAGTGGGGCAACGGCGAAACCAGAAAGCAGAAGCTGAAGGCAGCCGGATACGACTACGCAGCCGTGCAGAAGAAGGTCAATGAACTTCTGTAATTGGCGATTGACTTATAAAAAGAGTGGAGGTATGATGTGCCGCAGAGGGGGTTCTAAAGGGGGTAAGCACCCGGACGATGTGACCGACATAAATGTCGGGAACACCGCAACGCAGAACCCAGAGCGTGGCGCACCGTGACAGCCAGAATAAGACGAAAAGCAACCCAGTGGAACAAACACCCACTGGGTCTTTTTTATTGCCTAAATGGGGCAGATTTGAAAGCCAAAGAAAAAGCAGGGGCAATGATTACCCCTGCGGAAAGATAAAGATTTTATAGACCTGCTCCGGGGTAAGAGAATATCTCCGGGCAATGAGACGGATATACTTCAGAGCAAACTCGCCACGACCATTCCAGATGGTGGAGAAGTTCGGAACGGACATACCAATGGCCGCAGCCAAGTCCTTGTTTTTATCTCCGTGAGCACGCATGATCGGCTCAAGCAGTTCTTTATTCATGAGACAACACCTCCCTGCAGGAGAACCTGCTGACATTGTCAGAGCAGGAATCCGAAATCACAAGGCGAACCAGAACATCGCCAAACTTGTCAGTAATATCGAGCACACGAACACCAGTCCCTATGCCGACCTTGCCGGAATCAGAGAACCGACATCTATCATCAACCGCCCACTCGTCCACGGTAACACCGAGGTCGGTGCGGCACTTATCAATATAAATCATTTTATCAGATCCTTTCAGATTTTATCGCCGGAGTTTTACCGCCGGAAATTTATCGCCGTTTTTCAAAAAGGAACAATAAGCCATGTCGCCCATCGGTCTCGCCCGACTGGAGAGAGCGTCCAGTGTTACGGTACACCAGATAAGACCTCGTGCTCGGCTACACATCACCTAACCCTTTCTCTGCAACGCAGGAAACAAAATCAACGAGTTGCGATAGGCAATCGGTAAAAACCAATAACTCCTCCTACCTTTAAGGCTTTCACATTAAAAACCAGGCAAACTTGTCAGACATCACTCAGACATGGCATTGTCCTTTGCTCCCCTCACGCTTCCGCCTTCTGGACTTGGGACCAGACATCGGTGGGTTAGAGCCGGAGCAGATGCACTGCCCCGGACGGACCGGCTACATTCTGGAAAGCAGGAGAAGCAGACCAGAAACCACGATAAGCAACTCCGCTATCCGAAAAGCCAGAACCGAAACTGAAACACATAACCGTTTCATTGACAAGACCTCCAATCGTGTGGTATATTTTGAGAAGCAAGGGAGAGAGGTGGACCCCTCCCCCAAGCCATCATCATAAGATGATGAATCGGATAACCGCTACGAGCGTTCCGATTTCCAATGCAAGCTGAGTAAGGGCTCGAACAACTTTACTCAGCTTATTTATTTTAGAAACCAAATCATCCAAATTCATCGGATGCACCTCCTTTCCTTTAGGTTGTCTGTATATTACCTTGGGTTGCGGAGGTATTCAAGTCTTTTATAACCCATAAATTCAACAAAAATATAACCATAAAAGCACCACTTCTTTGTTGGTATCTTATCCTTATTTATAAGTGTTTTGTTATTGAAATTTATAACTTTAACACCGATAATAGTAGAAAGAGACAAGGAGGTGCTGCCATGCGCAGATTTAAACAGTTATCCAGAGCCGACAGGCTGAAATTAGAAGCACTGCTGAAAGCAGGACACGGCAAACAGGAAATCGCTGACCAGATAGGAGTCCATGTCAGCACCATATACCGTGAGATAAAGAGAGGAACATACACACATACCAATTCAGATCTGACAGAGGAAGAACGGTACTCCCCAGACATCGCAGAGGATAAGTATCAACAGAACCTGCGAGATAAGGGTCCAGACCTTAAGATAGGCAAAGACCACAGACTGGCAGAGTACATAGAAACAAAGATAGCAGAGGACGGATACTCGCCCGGAGCAGTCCTCGGAGAAATTAAAGCCAAGGGGTTGGAGTTTGAAACAGAGATTAGCAAGCCGACCCTTTACAGTTACATCGACAAGGGGATATTCCTCACAATCACAAATAAGGAACTCCCAGTAAAAGGCAGACGGAAAAAGAAGAATAAGAAAGTCCGCAGGCAGGCGAGAGCCAACGCAGGTACAAGCATAGAGAAGCGGCCAGAGGACATCGACACCAGAGAGGAATTCGGACACTGGGAGATGGACACAGTGGTAGGCAAGAGAGGGGAAAGTAAACACAGCCTTCTGGTACTGACAGAGAGAAAGACCAGGAACGAACTCATATACCTTTTATATGAGCACACGACTGAGCAGGTCTGCAAGCGACTGGATCAGTTAGAAGCGGAATGGGGAGAGCGATTCGGGCAGGTGTTCAAGACCATAACCGTGGACAATGGCTCGGAGTTCGCTGACTGGGAGGGAATGCAGCAGTCGGCAGCAGATGAGTCCGAAAAGAGAGTGACCGTGTTCTACTGCCACCCATACTGCTCCTTTGAGCGTGGCAGCAACGAAAACCAGAACCGACTGGTGCGCAGGAAGATACCAAAGGGAGAGAACTTCGATGACCGGACAGAGGACGATATCCAGAGGGTAGAGGACTGGATCAACGACTACCCAAGGGAGATGTTCGGATGGAAAACCTCCGGCGAACTGTTCCAGAAAGAACTGGCGAGACTGGCATAAAAAGAGTAGAATAAGCAGAGAGCAAAACGAAAAGAGGGGCAGTCTGTGCAAATTTGCCAACAAAACACAAACATAGTTGTGCAAAATGATGAAATGATGTTTCGCAAGTAAAGTTTTGCATTTATTGCTTGACTTTTCAGTTAAAAGATTTGATGAAATAAAAGCTTGACAAAGCGCACAAAACTGTTTAAGATATAACCCATAAAACGAAGGCGTTTTTACCAAATCGGTAAAAGCGCCTTTTTCTGTTACATAAGTTCCTGCCCGGAACACAGAATGGAGGAGCAAAATGATCAGACTGGAAAATGTATGTAAAAATTTCGGAGATCTCCAGGTACTTAAAAATGTCAATCTGGAAGTAAAAGAAGGCGAAAAGCTGGTTATCATCGGACCCTCCGGCTCTGGGAAATCCACCACCGTGCGATGCATGAATTTCCTGGAGGAGCCTACCAGTGGTCATGTCTATATCGATGGACAGAAGCTGACGCATGCGAATAAGACCAAGATCATCCGGGAGTCCATCTCCATGGTGTTCCAGCAGTTCAATCTGTATCCGCACATGACGGTGCTTAAGAATCTGACCATAGCTCCCATGAAGCTTCATCACAAGAGCAAAAAGGAAGCGGAGGATCTGGCATATCATTATCTCGATGTAGTAGGTCTGCGGGACAAGGCACATGTATATCCCACCACACTGTCCGGAGGACAGCAGCAGAGGATAGCCATAGCGAGAGCCCTGTGTGCACAGACAAAGATCATACTATTCGATGAACCCACATCCGCACTGGATCCCGAGACGATCCAGGAAGTATTGGATGTCATGATCAAGCTGGCAAAAGAAAACATCACCATGGTAGTGGTCACCCACGAGATGGGATTTGCCAGACAGGTAGCGGACCGCGTGGTATTCATGGCAGGTGGACAGATCATAGAAGAGGGAACTCCGGATCACTTTTTCGAGAATCCTTCCAACGAGCGCGTAAAGCAGTTCCTGGGCAAGATCATCCGCTGATATCCTGTGAACCATACTCTGGTCAGCACAGCGGCAGATGTATTATCATGTCGGTCTATCCATGAAGCCGCTTTTTACAACGTGTCAGTCAGAAAGGCTTCGTGTTTAGATATATATTGAGGAAATAAAAGGAGGAGAAAGTTATGAAAAATTTGAGAAAATGGATTGCACTTGCGGCAGCAATGGCAATGACAGCAACACTGCTCACCGGATGCGGAAGCTCCGAAGCACCTGCATCTGAGGCAGCAGCTTCTACCGCTGACAACAGCACAGCAGTGGCAACGGCACCTGCGGAGACCACAGCAGCAGACGGAGAGCTGGCAGCAGATGTACAGGCGATCGTAGACAGAGGCGTATTAAGAGTCGGTGTTAAGAATGCGGTAGTCGGCTTCGGCTTCCAGGATACCCTGACCGGTGAGTATTCCGGACTGGAGATCAGCCTGGCTGAGAAGATCGCAGAGAGCCTCGGCGTGGACGTAGAATTCACCGCAGTTACCGCAGCTACCAGAACCGAGCTTCTGGATTCCCTCGACATCCA